AGAGAGAAGAGGAACCATGAAGCAGAGTACCGGCGACGCAATCGCCGAAGTATTCCGCAGGGCCGCCGAGGTCATCACGACCAACGGCCTGTACCAGGGCACCTACTGCGACCCGATCGCCGCACCGGACCCGGCCGCACCGTTCGCCGGTGGATGCATGGTGTGCACGATCGGAGCGTTCCGCGTCGCGGTCGGCCTGGCGCCGGTCCCCGCCGACGAGTCCGACCCGGCCGCCGACGAGCCGCTGATCTGGGAGGCCATCGCCTTCCTGTCGCCGCGCATCGAGTCGCCAATCGTGGACGAGGACCCCGTCGAGCGGGTCGCGCACTGGAACGACGCCGATGGCCGCACGGCCGGCGAGGTTGCGTCGGCGCTGCTGCTGGCCGCTGAGGCGGTGGCGGCATGACGAACACCCGAGCGATCAACGCGGCGGCCGGTGTGATCCACGCGTGTATCCAGCAGGGCAAGCCGCTCCCCGCATCGCAGGCGTACGCGCTGGAGGCGGCCGGCCTGCTCAACTCGCCGGAGATCGCGGCCGAGTTGGTACTGCTTCGGGCTCGTGTCGCCGTGCTGGAGGCGGCGGCCTACGGCGACGCCGAGGCCCGGCTCCTCTCCCCGGTCGAGCAGATTCGGCACCTACACGCCTGCGTCGCGGCGCAGATGGCCCGTGCGGAGACGCTGGACCGGCTGCTCCGCGAGCACCAGGCCGCGGCCGGTGACGGCAGCACGCGCACGGTCGATGAGGACCCGATCGCGTACTCGCTGACCCCGGAGGCGCTGCACGCCTCGTCGGGTGCGGTCATCGAGATCCCCGCCCGGAAGCGTGCCGCCGTCGAGGAGCCGCACGACGACCGCGTCGGCCTGCACCACGACTACCGCACCCCGCGGGACCTGCCTCCGGCGGTGACGCCGTGATGTGGCTCATCCTCGCCGCCGCCTGCCTCGCCTGGGGCCTCGGCGCCGCGCTCGTCGTCGCCGCGACCGACCGCGACGGCACCCTCCACCACCTCCTCGCCCTCCTGCACCACATCGGAGACCACCGTGGCTGACCGCGACCCCATCACCGGACCCATCCCCATCAACATCGACATCACCCCCACCGCGGTCGTCCTCGACATGGCCGCCCTCACCCGCCTCGTCGTCGGCGACGTCCTCGACGCCCTCCTCGACCCGGAAGACACCGGCGCGTGGGACCGGCTCCACGAGCTGGCCGACACCACCGCCGCGCCGACGCCGGAGGGACGGCTCCCGTACGAGGAGCTCGTCGCCGGGCTGGCCGACCGAGCGTCGTCGCGGGTGCCGCTGTACGGGCACCGGACGCGGGAGTTGGCGGACCGGTTGCTGCTGGTGTCGGGGCCGCGTGCGGTGCCGTCGCCGAGGAGGTCGGCATGAGCGCCCTCGACGAACTGCTCGACGAATACGGGCGGGCCGACACGGCACCGCTCGGCACCCTCGCCGAACTCAGGCAGAAACTCGACGCCTACCGCGCTGAGGTGATCGCGGAGCACCGGGCGACGTTCACCATGGACGACGCCCGCGGTATCGCCCGTAACCACCGACGGGCCGTCCTCCGCGAGGCCATCGAGTCCTTCAAGTCCTGGACCGGTCCGGACGGTGTTCCGATCGAGCTGCTCGGCATGGCCTCCGTCATCGAGCGCCTGGAGCAACTGGTCATCGGGGGGTCCGGAGAGAAGGCCACCCCCACGGGTGAGGCCACTCCGGCGGACCTCACCATCTACCGCGCGTCGCACCCGGACGCCGGGATCACCCTCGGCCGCTACACCACGGCCGCCGCCGCCCGTGAGCACTGCGAGGCCGAGGAGCGCCGAGCCTGGGCGAACGGCAGCGCCCCCACCTTCGACTGGATCGAGGACGAGGAGGACGGCGTCGCCGAACTCACCGCCTGGGTCGGCGGTGAGGAGACCGCCACCGGCTACGTCGTCACCGCCCTCACCGTCGCCTCCAAGTACGACGAGGAGGCCGACGAGTAATGACGACCACCGCGCAGGCCGGGGCCACCGCCCCGGCCGCCGGCCGCAGGGTCACCCCCACCGGCCGCCTCATCCTCCCCGCCGACACCGACCGCGCCGACTGGCTCACCGCCCGCCGTGGCGGCCTCGGCTCCAGCGACATGGCCGCCGTCCTCGGCATCAGCCGCTACGGCAACGCCCTCTCCGTCTACCACGACAAGACCGGCGGACTCCCCCTCGAAGGCGACGACAGCGAGCCCGCCCTGTGGGGACGGCTCAACGAGGAGACCGTCGCCCGCGAGTGGGCCCGCCGCAACCGCTCCGTCGTCCGCCGCGTCGGCCTCGTCGCCAACGTCGACCGGCCGTGGCAGATGTGCACCCTCGACCGTCGCGTCCTCGAGTGCCCCCTGGCCGACAGCCGCGAACGGTGCGCCGTCGAGATCAAGTGCCGCGACAAGATGAAGGCCGGGCAGTGGCGCACCGGCGTCCCGGACGACGTCCTCGCACAGACCCTGTGGCAGGCCGACGTCTGCGGCTACGACCACATGCACGTCGGCTGCCTCATCGGCGGCAACGACTTTCGCCAGTTCACCGTCCGCGTCGCCGACCACCAGCAGCTCATTGCCGACCTGCGCGCCGCCGGTGCCCGTGCCTGGCAGCAGATCGTCGACCGCCGCCCGCCCGTCCTGGCGGCCGACGCCGACCCGGACGTCCTCCTCGACCTGTACGAGCAGCTGCACCCCGAACGTGCCGGGGCCGTCGACATCACCCGCGACGTCGACACCCAGGACGCCATCGGCGACTACCTCGACGCGCACGCCGACCTGACCGCCGCCGAGGAGCGGAAGAAGGCGGCGAAGGCCCGCATCCTCTCCGGCCTCGGCGGCGCCGAGGCGGCCACGGTGCTGGACCGCGTCTTCGTGTCCCTCGACGAGCGCTCGAAGCAGTGGACCGACGTGGCCCGCCTGGCCGAGCGCTGGCCCGACGCCTACGCGGACTGCGTCGAGGACCGCACCTACCGCCAGATCAACATCCCCCGCGCTGTCCGTGAGGAGCACATCGCATGACGACGCTCGCTGAGCGCGCGGCAGTCGCCGCCGGCCGCACCGACGACACCACCCCGGCACCCGCCGAGGAGCCGACCGTGGCCACGTTCGCGCCGCCCATGGTCGACCCGATGGCCGACTACGAACCGGGCGACGCCGACCCCGAGATGGTGCCCGTCCACCTGGCGTGGCTGCGCGTCCGAAAGGACATCCGCGGCATCGCCAAGGGCGAGGAGTACAACGACGGCTACACCCGCTACAACTTCCGCGGCGTGGACGCCACCGTCATGGCGTTCGCCCCGGTCACCATGCGGCACGGCGTCAACGTCATCCCGCACCAGGTCGACGCCACGTACCGGGACACGAAGACCGCCAAGGGCAAGGCCACCCGCGAGTGCACCGTCACGATCACGTGGCACATCATCGGCCCTCGCGGCGACGTCATCGTCGCCCAGTCGCAGGGGGAAGCCCTCGACTCCGGCGACAAGGGATCCGCCAAGGCACAGTCCGTGGCGCTGCGGGTGCTGCTCCTCAACGGCGGCCTGGTGCCGACCGGCGACCCGGACCCGGGCCACACCACCATCGACCGCGGTGAGGCTTCCGTCCGCTCGGCCGTGTCGTACCTCGACGAGATCTGCAACCCCGGCACCAGCGCGGGACGGCTGCGGCAAATCCACTTCGAGCTGAAGCAGTCGCAGCAGCTGGGCGCGCTGGTCACGAACGAGGTCGGCGACGAGGAAGCCGTGGGCGAGATGGTCGTCCGCATCGGCAAGGAGCGCGCTGCCGGGGGTGCCCAGTGAGCTGGATCAAGGAACAGATCTTCGCCCGCCGTACCGCCGCCGAGAACCGGGCCGCCCTGTACGCGGACTGGCTGCGCGACGAGCGCGAGGAGAAGGAGAGCGCGCTGCGGAACTGCGGCCGCCTGGCCGAGCAGCTGGAGGCGAAGGATCAGGAGATCGCCGCACTCCGCGCCCGGTTGAAGCGGGAGCAGCCCAAGCCGCAGGACCCCCGCAAGGCGGCCGCGCGGAACGGGGCGACGTCATGACACAGCGCGCCACCGAGACCGCCGCAGCCGGTAAGCGTCCGATCGCGGACCACGGCACCCTGTCCCGCGCCAAGTACCACGGGTGCAAGTGCGAGCCGTGCCGCGACTACCTCGCCAACTACCAGCGCACCCGCTACCGCAAGATCGGGTACGGCACCTGGCAGCCCCTTGTCGACGCCGAACCCGTGCGTCAGCACCTCCTCGCGCTGAACGCCGCCGGCCTCTCGTACGACGTGATCGCGGAACGGGCCGGGATGTACACCGCCACCGTCACAGGGTTCGTGTACGACCTCGGCACGAAGATCAAGCGGAAGAAGCGGACCCGGCGTGAGACCGCCGAGCGGCTCCTCGCGATCACCGCCGACACCGTCACCCCCGGCATGGTCAACGCCGTCGGCACCATCCGCCGGATCCGCGCCTTGGCCGCGAACGGGTGGCCGATGCGCGGCCTCGCCAGCCACATCGGTGTCGCGCAGACCACGGTCTGGAAGATCACGCAGCAGACCGAGGTGTACCGCCACACGTCCCGCGCGGTGGCCGACTGCTACGAGCAGCTGCGCAACGAGCGGCCCGAGGATCACGGCGTCCCGCCGTGGGTGGCGGCCCGTACCCGGCAGTGGGCCGCAGAGCAGCAGTGGCCGGACCCGCTGTGGTGGGAGGACATGGGCCGCATCGACGACCCCACGTTCGACCCGGCCGCCGTCGAGCGGGAGCTCAACCGCGATGAGCTAGGGGCCCTGCGCCGCGAGGAGATCGAGCATCTCGACTCGTACGGCTGCACCCCGGAGGTGATCGCCGAGCGGCTCGACATGGCTCTGTCGACGGTGCGGGCGATCGTGCTGGAGATCCGCACCGGGCAGCGCCGCGACCGCAACCCGCAGAAGGACGCCGCCTAATGATCTTCCGATACGACGGCGAACTCGACTTCACCGACCTCTTTTGCGGACTCGGCGGCTCCACCCGAGGCCTGGTCGAGGCCGGCATGCGGGCACGCCTGGTCATGAACCACGACCGCATCCAGGTCGCAGCTCACCGCCTGAACCACCCGGACTGCGAGCACCTCGTCGAGGACATCAACTCGTTCGACAAGCGCAGCCTGCCGCGCACCCGCATCCTGTGGGGCTCGCCGATCTGCACCGAGATCAGCCCCGCCGGAGGCCGGAAGCGCTTGTACGGACAGACGTACCTCCTCGGCCCGGACGGCACGCAGGTGCGCGTCGACGAGCACGGCAACCCGCTCCAGCCCGAATTCGAGCGGACCCGCGCCACGGCGCTGGACATCATCGCCGCCACCGAGGTCCATCGGTACGACGCGATCATCTGCGAAAACGTGCCCGAGTTCTTCACCGACTGGGAGCTGTTCGACTGGTGGCTCGGCGGATTCAAGATCCTCGGCTACAACCACCAGATCGTGTGCGCCAGCAGCGCTCACCTCGGCGACAACGAGAACGACTTGGCCCCGCAGCACCGCAACCGCGGGTACGTCGTCTTCACCCGCGAAGGCATCCCGCTGCCCGACCTGGAGGTCCGCCCCCGCGCGGTGTGCCCCAAGTGCGGCCCTGTCCTCGCTCACCAGGTGTGGCGCGCCGGATCCGCCCGGCGCCGGATGGGCAGCTGGGGCGTGCAGTACGACTACCGGTGCCCCAACCGCGCCTGCGGCGGGCTGATCCTTGATCCCACCGTGCGCCCCATCGGCGACGTCATCGACTGGGACCTCGCCGGAACGCGCATCGGCGACGGCCGGCCGGACCGGAAGAAGTTCACCCCGTACGCCGCATCCACGCGGGCCCGCGTCGCGGACGGCCTGGCGAAGTTCGGGCACGAACCGCACGTCACGATGCTGCGCCGCAACACCACCGCAGTCGCCACCACGGGGCCCGTCCCGGCAATCTCCGCGCAGGGCAAGCACCACGCGCTGATCGTGCCCAACGGGCGCAAGGGCGCCGTCCGTACGACCGGCGAGCCGCTCACCACCGTGGCGTGCAAGCCGCACCACTCGCTCGTTCGCCCGGCACCTGAGGTCGACGACTGCACGCTGCGGATGCTCACCCCGCGGGAGTTGGCCAGCGCGCAGCGGTTTCCCGCGGACTACATCCTCCCGGCCGCCAGCCAGGAGCAGCAGATCCTCGGTATCGGCAACGCCGTCTCCGTGAACGCCGCCCGCTGGCTCGGCGAGCGCGTCAAGGCGGTTCTCGCATGAGCCCCCGCCGGCCGCGTCAACATCCGCCCCCGCTGCCCGAGTCCGGGCTCCTCGACTGGTCCGACCGGTCGCACTGGTCCTCGACCCCGAGGCCGTGCCGGTACTGCGGCCGGTTCACGTACCTCCGCGACTCGAAGCGCAGCCCCGCGCACAAGACGTGCGCTGAGCAGGCCCTCGCCCAGCAGGCCGCCGAGGCGGCCGACGCCTACCAGAACGGACAACTCTGATGGACGACACCGCAACCTCGCAACTCGCCTACGACGCACTCGCACGCGCCGTGGCAGGGGACGCCGCCGGGGCCGCCACCGCCCTCCAGACCATCGGCCAGAACTCCGACGAGCACCGCATGTACAGCATCTGCTGCGGCTTCGCCGAGGCTGGACGGCTCATGCTCCAGCGCCTCTACGGCGACGAGGCCCCCACCCCCGGCAACGGCATCTACGTCCTCGACGAACTCGTTCCCGGGGCCGCCCAGCAGGACCCGCCGAAGGCGTTCGCCATGCGGTTCCTCGTCGCCCACGCCAATGGCCACGCGGACACCACGCTCGCTCTGTTCAAGGCCGCGGCGGCGGCGAGCGACGAGGAGTACGTCGACTCCGTGTGCGCGCTGCTCGCCGACGTCGCGGGCATCACCCGACTCGCTCTGAAGGAGACCCGCTGATGGGCATGTACCACTCCACCTACTTCGCTTACGGCTTCCAGATCCCGGACACCCACCCGGGCGACCTGGACGACCTCGACACCCAGCTCCAGCAGCACAAGGAGCAGCACGGCGGCGAAGTCGGGTACCTCAACGCGGGCAACTACGACCAGGACATGACGTTCCTCGTCACCCACTGCACCGAGGTCAGCCTCGGCAAGTTCGAACACGTCACCCCGCAGACCCACACCGCCGAGCAGGTCGAGGCGTGGAACCGGGACCTCAAGGCCGCCGCCTCCGCGCTCGGCGTCGTCGCCCGCGCACCCGGCTGGCTCGTCGTGCCCGACCTCAGCTGACCACCCCCGCAGGACCGTCCGGGGCGGCCGGCCACCAGACCCCGCCCCGGACGTGACACCGCACCACCCGCAGACGACGGAGACACCCTTGAGCACAGACGAGCAGGCCACCCGCGCCGCGGGGAGCGTCCCCAACGCGTACGGGAACGCCCTCGCGTGGCGCTGGTCGCGGGACATGCCCACCGCCCTGCGGCGCGGCTTCCTCACCCTGCTCTACGCCCTGCGCGCCATGGCCAACGCCAACGGTGAACTCCGCTTCCCCGACAAGCCGATCCGCATCCAGGACATCGCGAAGGCCGCCGGATCCAACGAGCGCGACGCCCGCCGCTTCATCAACGCCGCGATCTGCGCCGGAGTGATCGCCGTGAAGGGTGAGCAGCGCCGCGGCAAGCCCACCCTGTACGTGCTCATGGTCGACCCGTCACCCGACTGGGGAGCCGCCGAAGACTCCTTGAAGAGGAGCCGCCGGCCGTCCGGGAAGGGCGCCGCACCGTGGCAGGACCCCACCGAAAGTTCGGGCCCTCGCGACCCGAACCAGTTCGGACCCCCGCGACCCGAACTTGATGCCCCTGAGCCGGAAGAAGTTCGGGCCCCCGCGACCCGTATGGGTTCGGGCCCCCGCGACCCGAATGGTTCGGGCCCCCGCGACCCGAACAACCCAGGTACTACCCATGAGTCTTCCCATGACGGGGCCGGGGTGGTCTTCAAACCTCAGGTAGTTGGGGCCGCGGAAGTCCAAAAGATCGACTCCCCACAAGACCACCACCACGACGAGCAGCCCGCCGACTTCGTCCGCTGCGCCCGCTGCCACGAACGCATGGTCCCCCGACCCGGCCGCACCACCCACGCCCACTGCGCCGCATAACCACCAGGAGCCCTCATGGCCAACCAGCCCCTCGGCCTCAACAACCTCCTCGCCGCCACCCCCGTACCGCCCGGCACCGAGGCCTACCCCACCCAGATCGGCGTCTACTGCGACGACTGCGGCCTGACCGTCGAACACGACTACGTCGTCCACACCGGCATGACCCGCGACGACCGCCTCGCCGTCGCCCGCCAGCACCTCACGAACAACGAGCACTGGGACTGCGGACCTGCTGGCGACTTCTGCCCCACCCACAAGGGCGACGAGCCCGGCATGTGCCCCGCCTGCGACACCGCCGCCCTCGAGCGCTGCACCGCCTGCGGCTCCTGCCGCTGCGACACCCATGAGAACTGCACGACCCCCACCGCCTGACCAACGCCCCGCCACCAACCACCCCGAGAGGACGGCCATGACCCTCCTGCCCGACTTCCTCCACCACGGCCGCGCCCTCTGCACCGGCACCTCCGACCTGTTCACGACCTGCACCGCCGCCAACGTCCAGAAGGCCAAGACCATCTGCGGCGGCTGCCCGCTGCGCACCGAGTGCATGACGTGGGCCCTCGACCAGGAGGAGCCGATCGGCGTGTGGGGCGGCCTGTCCCCGTCCGAGCGGGCGCAGCTGCGGCACGGGCCCGGCTGGTGGGTCGACGACGACGGCCGCATCCGGCAGCCCTGCGGCAGCGACCCGGCGTACCGGACGCACCTCAAGTACGGGGAGCAGCCGTGCGACACCTGCGCGGCCGGGCAGGAGCAGCGCACCACGGAACGCCGCCAGGCGATCCTCGCCGAGGAACACGCCCTCCCGGCCGGCGGATCGGTCCGCGGCTACGACACGCACCGGCGCCTGGGGGAGGAGGCGTGCGGGCCGTGCACGTCGGCGAAGGCGGTGGAGTCCGCTGTGAGTCGTGCCAGGCGTGCCACGCGCCGTGCTGCTCGTTCCTCGTCCGGTCCGATGGCGCTCGCGTCATGACCGCCGTCGTGGTCCTGGTGGCGCTCGTCGTGGTGGCGGCCGGCCTGCCGCTCGGCCACTGGATGCACCCGCCCCGGCGCCGCGCAGCCCGTGCTGCTGAGCGTGCCGCCCGCCCGCACTCCGTCCACGCCGCCACCGCCGCACAGGACGCCGCCGCCCTGATGACCGCACGACTCCGAGAGGAACAGCTGTGAGCCTCGCCGACCGCCGCGCCGCCGCCCTCGACCAACTCGCCCGCCGCACACCGTCCCAGGAGCAGCGCTACCCCGGGGAGACCCGCCCGTCCGGCGACATGCCGGAGGACCCGTGGGAAGCCGCCCGCTACCTGGCCGCCCGACTCCACGAGGAGCAGCACCCGTGAGCAATCCGACCCCGCGCGGCCGGCGCGCACCCCTGCCCACGACCACATGGGAGACCCGCCTCGTCGTCGTCGGGACCGTCATCCCCGACGACGCAGACGACGACGCCCCGCCCGAACCGCGCCACCCGCCGCGACCTGAAGCGAAGGAACCGCAACCGTGCCTGACCACTACGCCAAGCTCACCCGCGCCGTCGTCGAGATCGGGACGCAGCTCCGACGCCTCGCCGACACCCTCACGACGCCCGTCGCCGACGCGGCCGACACCGCGCGCACCGTCGCCGCTGACCACCAGACGGAGAACCGGGCGCTCCGCGAGAAGTTGGAGCAGCGCGCACAGGAGGCAGCCGCCGAGATGGCGCGCCTTCGGGAGCGTGCCACGCTCGCCGAGGCCCGAGCGAGCCAGCTGGACGATCTTCTGCGTGTGGCGCGCGACACGTCCAACCGGTCGGAAGCCGAACGCGCCCGCGCGGTGCAGCACGCCGAGCGGGCCGAGGAGCAGCGCGACCAGCTGGCCGCCGTCCTCGACGAGGTACTCGGCCTCTTCACCCCCGCCCTCGTGGACGGGAAGTACGCCTTCTACCAGGCCACCGAAAGCCCCATCGCGCCGCAGGACTACCAGCGGTGGCGCTCCGTCCTGAACCGGCCGGCCCCCAAGGGGAAGCCACTGTCGGACCCAAGCAGTACGGTCGCCCCATGAACGTACGAGGCGCAATCCTGGTGTATCTCGACGGACCGGCCGACACCCAACAGGCCGCGCTTCAGGCGCTCCAGGCCGCTGGCATCGCCGCTGAGATGTCCGACTACCAACTCGGCCAGATCGAAGCCTGGTTCACCGACGGCACCGAGATGCCGCCGCGCGGCTTCAAGGAGGAGTGCGAGGCACGGGCCGCTGCCGCAGCCGAGGGCACAGGCTTCACCGTGGTGCGCTCGGTGCTGTGGGGTGGTAGCACCGTCCACGCTGCGACCCAGGTCATCGTCGACTCAGAGACCGGCGAGATGCAGGGGCTTGTGGACACCTCGACACGTACTCCGCAGGAGATCGAGGAGACGAAGGAGAGGATCGCGACCGCGCTTGGCATCCCGGTCAGCCGCCTGGAACTGCGCGAACCGCCGCAGTTCCAGCCGCCCAGTTCGTAGACGCAAACGCCAACGCCCCGTCACCAAGGTGGCAGGGCGTTCGGCATGTAGTCACCGCTTGGGCGGGACCCTCAGCGGGACGAGCTCGTCCTGCCCCTGCCACCGCGCGAACAGCTGTGGCGGTACAGGCGCTCCCCACGTGCCAGCCATGAGGAAGTCGATCGCCTCGTCCGCCTGCAACGAGACCTCCCCGGTGTTGCGCAGTCTGAACACTGGTGGAAGGTCGTCCTGTTCGAAGGTGATGTCAAGTGCCGGTCCGGTGCCGTCGTTCTCAAGGCGGTACAGATCCTTGCTCACGTGCCTGACCTTGAGGTGGGCACGCGGCACGGCAGCCGCGGCTTCTGCGGCACGCCGCTCGGCGGCTTCCCTGCGCTGATCCGCGAGGGTCTCCTCCGCCACTCTGGCTGATACCTCGGCGGCGTCGGCGGACCGCTTTGACTCGGTGACCGAGTTCTCTGCCGCTGTGGCCGCGCGGTTTCCGTCACCGCGTGCCTTGAGGCTGACTATGACAGCCCCGACCGATACGACTATTGCGGCCCATGCGGGCGCGTCTCCCCAGTCCATGCGGGGAAGGTACGCCACGGCACTGACAGTCCGAGCCGGCTTTTCGCCCCCACAGTCTGACGGGTCGGCCGCGCGGGTGACCTTGCAGAGTCCAGTGGGACAGTGCGGGCGCTTATGGGTAATACGGCGACATGCCCGATGACAAACGGCACATCTCAATCGCCCCGAACTTTTCTTACGTTACAGGCTTTTTCGCAGCGGCCGGGGCGCTTTGCTTCGTCCTCTTTTCGGCATGCTACAACATCTTTTATCGCAGGTTCGGGATCTCTCCGCCCGACGTTGACTTGGGCTATTCAGATATCGTGACCCACTCTTGGGGCTTCACCGCCTGGATTGGAGTCGGATTCCTTGTCTTGGTCTTCCTTCCCCCTACACTTCGCTTCATCTGGGCAAAAGCTACACATAAGGAAGACGCGAAATTTAAACTACTCCCGCACTCGTGCCACGCGCTACTCCTGCTGGTCACTCTTTTAGTCGCCGGATTTATCGGCATCAACATGAGTACCAATGCCGCCGACCAAGCGGAGGCTGGCTGGGCGGTGCGACCCCTACGCGATCCATACTTTGGCTTGATGCTGCTAGATGTCCGCGCCCAGCCCGTGAGTGAAATTGTTTCCGTAACAGAGGCGAAGACTCGCATTCCAACGCCGGGACTCACATACCTTGGGAATAGCGACCGGTCATTTGTACTCTACTGCATCAGGGATAATAGAATTCTCAGAATTTCCATGGAGAGGTTCGCTCTACGCACTTCACCTTTCACCGACAAAGCGTCGAAATACGGCAAATCCTGTGGCCCTGCAGTCGCAGTCGCAGATCATCCAACATCTCCTCCGACACCGAACCCTCCGCGAGCGAGCCAGGGCAGAGGGGGTAAATGACATAGCTCATTGGGGGATACGCCACACATCCGGGCCGCCGCCGCGCCACTCGATCAACTCGGTGTTCTCGATGTCGAGGTTGTCGGGATCCAAGCCGGCGCGGCGCAGGAACTCCTCGAGGTCCCTCAGGCTGTATGCCATGCCCATGATCTGACTGTCGATGTGTACACGGCGGCCGCCGCTCTTCGACGGCTTCGACACGACGACCGGCGGATGAATGGCCATGCCCTCAGCCTGCCCCTACCGGCTGGTCACAGCATCCCGAGCTCACTGTCGGGGCGGCAGAACTGGCACGCCTCCACGCCCTCGCCGAGCAGCCGGCGCGCCTCGATCGGCGGCACGGGCTGGGTACGCTTCGCCATGCGGCAGTCCCCGACGTGGACCTCGAAGGGGCGCCGGTCCTGCCCGATGCCGTGAGAGACGACGAACCCTGGATCGGCCGGCGGCACGACGCGTGCGGCACGGGCCGCGGCGGCGGCTCGCTGCTCCTCGGCTGCGATCCACCGGTCGGTCTGTTCGAGCTGCTGTTCCTGGACCCGGCGGAGGAACCGGAGCAGGGTGAGGCGCGGGACTTCTTCGGACACATGTTCGAGTCTACGGCGGCACGGACCCAGCCAGGAGCCCCGCCCCCTCACCGTCCGGCCGCCTGGCTGCGCCACCAGAGAGGCCGGACGAGGGCGGTTGCGCCGAGCGCCGGATCAGTGCTGGCCGACGGCGTTGTTCAGGTTGCCCTCGGCGCGGGTGTTGGCGTTGTTGTTCTGGCTGGCCTGTGGGTCGCTGTTGACATTCGAGTTCAGCAGTGAGACGTGGTCGAGGACCTGGAGGTTGTTGAGGGTGCCGTCAAGGATCCCTGCGTGGGCCGGCACTACGGCGATGACGAGCGTGCCGACGGTGAGAGTGGCAGCGGTGATGATGTTTCGCTTCTTCATGCGTTGATCAACGGTCTCGACTGTCGAAGGTCACCGAGCCAAAAGAGTCATGGCAGGCGCAATCGCGCCCACTGTCAGCTTTCAGGCCGGTGGCTGCGGGAGGCGCCGGGCGAGTCTCATGATCAGCTCGTCGGCGGCCGCAGCATCCTCACCGGCCGCGGCCGCGATGGGCTGGAGCAGGCGCAGCACGACGTGCGCCTCCCCCGCAGTGAGCAGCGGCTGACGGTCACCAGGGGCGTCGAGCAGGTCATCGAGATCCATGCCGGAACAACCGACGACGCAGGTCAACGGTTACGACGACACGGGAGGCAGGGCGTCGTCGTCAGCTCATGCCCTTCCAGATCCGCCACGCTCGCGACCGGTCCACCCCGATCGCCTCACCGATCTCCGGGAAGTCGAGCCCGAGCTGCTCGTGCATCACCGCGATCGCCTGCTGCCGGATCTCCTTCGGCAGCGTCCGCTCAGCCGGCCACTCCCGCAGCACGATGCCCGCAGCCTGCGCCCGGGTCGCAGCGTCCGGGATCGCCTCCAGTTCGCGTAGTGCCGCACGCACCGCCCCCAATACGCGGTCCGCTGCCGCACGCGCCTTGTCCTCTGCCACGGTCCACCTCCCGCCCCGGAGCGTAGGTCTGCACACAGCGTCTCGTGTCGGGTACCCTCAACGCGTGTCGCCTACCCGACACCGCGTCACGACGGGCCCGACGGCGCCCGACGACGCCCCACAACTGAACGACCCCCGCAGGCGCTGCGAACGCCGAACGGGGGTCTGACCACCGGAGAGTGACCTCCAATGGCTGACCAGCAGCCTACCCGCGCCCGCCGCATCGGCGCCCCCATCCGCCTCGCCTGGGCCCTCGTCCTCGTCATGATGCTCGCCGCGGCCGCCTGGTCCATCAGCGGCAAGCTCATCGCCTGGGGCATGACCCCGAAGCTGGCATGGGCTCTGTCCCTGATGTTCGACCTGGCCGGCCTGATCTGCGCCGAGTACGCCCGCCGTGCGATCGAGCGTGGCAGCCCGGCCGGCCTGGCGCGCCTCGCGATCTTCGGGTTCGTCGTCGTGTCCGGCGCGCTCAACTACAGCCACGGCCGCGAGATCGGCGGCCTCGTCGGCGGCCTCGGCCTGGCCTCCATCTCTGCCGCGGTTGAGCTGCTGTTCGAGCTGCACCGCCGTGACGTCCGCGACGAGCAGCGCGCAGACCGCGGCCTCATCGCCGAGCGGATGCCCCACATTCCGCTCCTCGGCTGGCTGATGTTCCCCCGCCGGTCGTGGCAGACGATGCGCGGTGCGGTCGGTGCGCGGCTCGACGTCCTGGACCCGGTGCAGCGTCCGGTGGCGACGCCCGTCGTCGAGCGCGTCGTCACACCGCAGCCGGTCGAGCCGAAGGCCCCGGCGCCCGAGCTGCCGCCCGCGCCGATCCCCTACCGCGACCCGCGGTGCGCCGTACTCCGGCCCCTGTACGACGGCGGTACCCGGCCCACCACCGTCGCCATGCGCGACGCCCTGATGAAAGCCGGGCACGGCCGCATTGCCGACTCCACCATCCGCGGCGCCCTCCGTAGGGAGATCGAGGAGCACGAGCCGCACCTGGCGCAGCTGCCCTCCGCGATCGACCGCACCGCGTAGGCCGCCGTGTCCGTCATCGGCCTGCTGTTCGCGTTCGCGGCGCTCGGCGCGCTGCTCGGTCTCGCCGTCGTCGCGGCCCACGACGTCCCGCCCGTACTCGGGACGGTCGCCCTCATCGTCACCCTCGCCGCGCTCGGCGCGGCCATCCTCCACTGAGGAACCCTGTGAACATCACCACGTACAACGTCCTCTCTCTCGGCGGCGTCACCGTCGGCCTGTCCATCCTCGGCTGGGTCATCACCCAGTGGTGGATGAGCAACAAGAAGAAGAACCTGAAGGCGTTCCTGAAGCTGGTCCCCTTCCTGCTCTGCGCCTCCTACGGCATGGTCCTCATCCTCTCGGCCGGCGGGCTCCTCGGCGCCGGAGCCGACTGGACCATGTGGGGCACCAGCGAGATCGGGAACGCCGCCCTCCAGTACGGCGTGGGCGGCGGCACCCCGACCGTCACCCGCGGCTCGAACCTCGTCCTGTCCGACGGCGGGCACGCGGTCGTCATCATCGCCACCGTCTGCCTCATCGCCGCGTGGGCGCTGCGCCGCGGCTTCCGCTGGGACTTCCTCCTTGCCGTCGTCTGCGGGATCAGCTTGGGCCTGTCGTCCGGCGTGGCCGGCGCGGCCGGGTACGTCCTCTCTCCGGTCGTGTCCGGCGCCGGTGACGCCGTGGTCGGTCTGCTGTGAAGGCCCGGACCGTAGCGGTGTGGGGCCGCCTGTGCCTCGGCACCGGACTGATGTTCAACCGGCTGGAGGACGCGCTCGACGCGTCGTCCGGGTGGGGCCTGCTGGGCCGGATCGGCGGCACCGTCGGCGGGGTGTGGCTCCTCGACGGGGTGATCTCTCGTCAGCCTGGACTGGTGTACGCGGTGCCCGCGGTGTGGCTGGCCACGGCGTGGCGGTTGTCCGATTCGTCCGCCCCTCCCCCACCGGAAGGGGTTGCCCCTTCTGGCGATGTTGTTGCAGTTGAGCGGCTTGAAGTCGCGAGAGTGGTCCCGATCGCGGGAGGGGTTGGCTGCATCCTGCACCCAGTGCGGGAGGAGGTGACTGAGCGATGATGATGCGTCTCCTCGCCGCCCTGCGGATCGAGTTCCCACCGCTGCCCTATTGCGCGAAGTGCGGCGGCCACTACCCCGCGCACAGCCACTGATCACGCAGGGCTAGCCGCTCGTGATGAGCGCGCCGGCCCTGCGCCCTACTCATTTCAATCCATCAGTACGGCGGCTGCCACAAGAAGGCCGAGTAGGGCATTCACCGTCGTCAGCCATGCCACCCAAGCAGCCCGACGATCCACGCCTAGGACGAGTTCCCGAATCCGCGCGACATCGTCCCATGTAGCTGGCCTCTTCGCCTCCCTGGCCTGTTCCCGCAGGCTGATCAACCCCAGAACTGCTACAGCTACGGCGGCGAGCGCTGCAGCGATTCCGACGATGATGATTGCTGCCTTCATGAAGTATCCCCTGTACGCGGCGCAGTTTCGAGCTTGCCCTTCTCGTCCAACTGCCATTGCGTGCCGTCCTCGTCCGTGAAGAACAGCACTGCAGCGTCCTCAGTTCGGCGGTCTACGCTGTCCACGAAGGCGTATAGGCGCCCTGGGCCTATCAGCTCCACAGGAATCTCGAAATCCCCACTGTAGAGCTCGTGATTGCCGATGCCAGCAGGGACCACTTGGTGGGCTTTGACGGCAGGTCTGTCACCGAACTTAACGTCGACATCGGTGATCGGTGAATCGCTGAGGTTCCGAACCCGGAGGACGTTCTGCCACCGCTCTGCCTCGATCTGCCTTGCGTGGGCGAACTTTCGTTCATCCGCCTGCGCCTGCAGGGCCTGGCGTTCCAGGGATAGGTTGGCCGACTGCTCGGCGATGAATCGCCGCTGCTCGTCGATCTGCTGCCGCTGACTCTGCAGCATGCCGCGTGTGTAGAACGCGGCCGCTGCCGCAAAGGTGCCTGCCACCCATGTGGGGACATCGCCCCAGTTGATACCGCTCATGGCGAGAGGGTAGCCATGGCCCTCCACAGCTACGGGCCGCATGTCAGGATTGCCCACCACACCATGCCAGTTCTTGGGGGGACCATGCGACACACCACCACCGCTACGGCCGCCGCCGTGCTGCTCCTCGCCCTCACCGCCTGCTCGACCACCGCCGACAACCCGCCGAGCAGCGCGTCCCCGAAGCCCGGCCAGAACGCGTCCACCGAGCAGCCCGCCGACGACAGCAAGGCCAAGCTCGAAAAGTCCGTCCGCGACTACACCGCCGCCCTCTTCAGCGGCAACGAGAGCGGCTACGACCTACTCTCGGGCCGCTGCCAGAAGCAGATGCCCAAGACCACATGGGTCACGATGGCCAAGACCGCCCACCAGCAATACGGCGCGCAGAAGGCCACAGGCATCACGGTCGACCAACTGTCCGGAGACCTGGCGCGCGTCAGCTACGGCGCCGGCAACATCCCGCAGTTCGAGCGTGAGGGACAGTCGTGGTTGCGTGAGGACGGTACGTGGCGCTGGGACGCGTGCCCGTCGACCAACTGACGCCCGTGGTCGGGGGCTGCGACCGCACGCAAGTTGCAGCCCCCAAGATCCTGGCCGCCCGTTTTTTCGTACCTTCCCACCAGGGAGGTGCGACATGGCGAGCCAGCAACAGCAGCGGATCATCGGCGACGCGCGGGAAGACGAAGTCGTCCTCCTCTACACCCGTGACCGGCTCACCTTCCGGCAGATCGCCGAGCAACTCGGCTGCGATGTGAAGAACGCCCACCAGGCGTGGAAGCGCGGCCGGGCCCGCCTGCACAAGGAAGCGCAGGAAGCGTTCGGCGAGATGGTTGGCCAGCAGCTGGCCACCTGCAAAGTCCTCATCGACGGCCTGATGCCCGTCGTCCTGCGCAGCGACACGAACTCGGCGAAGGCCGCTGAGGCGATCGTCCGCGCGATGGACCACGAGGCCAAGCTCCTCGGCTTGTACGCCCCCGTCCGCGCGTCCGTCACCGTCACCGACGAGATGACCGAGCGGGTGAAGGCCCTCGCCGCCGAGCTGGCCGAGCTGTGACCGCCGACCTCGACACACGCCTGGCCGCCATGTCGCCGGCCGAACTGGAGCTCCTCGAGGAGGAGCTGCGGGCGCGGCTGTGGCAGAAACGCTGGGACCGGTGGACGCCGTACCCGTGGCAGGTCCCGCCGGACGAGATTCCCACCATGGGCTGGTGGCTCCAGCTCGGCGGCCGCGGCACCGGCAAGACCGACGGCTGCGCCCGATACATGGTCGACCACGTCAACGGCCCCGCCTGCGACCCGCGACTCCGGGGCGGGCACCGCATGGCGATCGTCGCCCCGACGCAGGGCGACGCCGTCGAGGCCTGCGTCAACGGCCCGTCCGGGCTGCGCGCTCATGACCCGCGCGTCGTGCTGCGGACGACCACGGGCGGAACTTTCGCCAAGTGGCCGTCCGGCGCCGAGGCCAAACTCTTCGGCGCGCACACCCCGGACGACATCGAGCGCCTCCGCGCGGGCGGCAACCGGTGCCTGGTGTGGATGGAGGAGGCCGCGGCGCAGCGCCGGTTGAAGGAGGCGATCACGCACTCCGAGATGGGTCTCCGCATCGGCCCGAACCCTCACTACATCGCCAGCACCACGCCGAAGCCGCGCACCGAGATCATCGAGCTGACGAAGCGCGCGGACGTCATCATGACCCGCGGCCGCACCCGCGACGCCATCCACCTGCCGCAGGACATGAGGGACTTCCTCGTCCAGAAGTACGCCGGCACCCGACTCGAAGCGCAGGAGCTCGACGGTGACCTCCTCACCGACATCGAGGGCGCCCTGTGGTCCCGCACCGGGCTGGACAAGACCCGCGTCGGCGCCGCCCCAGACATGGCGCGCG